ATGAGGCGCGGGATCGAGCGCAAGCGCAAGCTTACTGGCGCGTCGCCCTGGCGTGGCCACGGGCGTAATCCGCTTGTACCCGACCTATACATAGCTTGACCCATGCCTCGCTGTCACGCTCGGTCAAAGCACGGGCCGTGCAAAGCCTCTGCGATCAAGGGCGGCGTAGTCTGCGGTATGCACGGCGGGCGTGCCCCTCAGGTCAAGCGCAAGGCTGCTCAGCGCTTGGCTGACCTGATCGACCCCGACCGGGCGCTGCGCGAGGCCGCCCGGCTGGCGTACTCGGACCTCAGCGAGCTGTACGACGATCAGAGTCGGCTCAAGCCGGTGAAAGACTGGCCGAAGGATCTCAAGGCGGCGGTGGGCAGGATCAAGACGCTCAAGCACAACGAGACTGCGGGCGACGGCAAGCAGGAGACCGTGGTCGAGGTGCAGCTCTGGGACAAGCCGCGGGCGCTCGAGATGCTCTTCAAGCACCTAGGCCTGCTTCGGGAGCGCCTTGAGGTGGACGTGAGCGAGGGCCTGGTGGAGCGCTTGCTAGCCGGCCGCCGCCGCGTGGCCGAAGATCGGTCAAAGTACCCCCCCAAATAAATCTCGTGCCCGTGGCCGCCCGTCCAACCTCTGACGATCAGCTTGCAGACGAGGTCGCGCGCTACTTCGCGGACCCGCTGGGGTTCGTGCTGTTCGCGTATCCGTGGGGCGAGCCCGGGGCCCTTGAGGGGCACGACGGGCCCGACATCTGGCAGCGTGAGTTTCTGCGGGGCGTCGGCGCTGAGGTCGCGGCCGCAGCGTTTGACGGCTTGACGCCGGTCGCGCCCATCCGGCGTGCGGTGGCGTCAGGTCATGGGGTGGGCAAAAGCACGATGGCCGCGTGGCTTGTGGACTGGATCATGAGTACACGTCCGTTAGCGCGCGGCACCGTCACGGCGAACACGTTCACGCAGCTCCAGACCAAGACCTGGTCCGCCATCAAGGAGTGGACGTCGCGCTGCATCACTGCGCACTGGTGGGTGCTCGGCGACCAGCGCATGTACCACAAGGACCACAAGGACTCCTGGTTCTGCGCGCCGCAGTCGTGCAAGGAGGAGAACACGGAAGCGTTCGCCGGCCAGCACGCAGCGACCTCGACGAGCTTCTACATCTTCGACGAGGACTCGGCCATCTCGGACAAGATTCACGAGGTCGCGGAGGGCGGCTTGACGGACGGTCAGCCGATGATCTTCCGGTTCGGCAACCCGACGCGCAGCATGGGCGGATTTCACGCCGCGGTGTTCGGTCACGACCGTGCGCGTTGGCACCCGACGATCATCGACTCGCGTCAGTCTCGGCTGACGAACAAGGCGCAGATCGCGGAGTGGGAGCAGGAGTTCGGAGAGGACTCCGACTTTTTCCGCGTCCGGGTCCGCGGCATTCCGCCGCGGGCCTCTGACGCACAGTTCATCGACCACGAGCGTGTACTCCAGGCTCAGAAGCGCCAGGTGGCGGTGATGCCGGACGAGCCGCTGGTGGTCGGGTGTGACCTTGCGTGGGGCGGCTGTTTCGACTGCGAGACCGAGATTCTCACGAGCGATGGCTGGAAACTCTTTTCAGACCTGCGTGGATCGGAAGCAGTGCTGAGTTTGGATGGCGACGTAGCCACTTGGGCGCGCATGACGGCGATCCATCGTTACTGGCATGATGGGGCGATGAACTTGCGCGAGTCGAGCAAGGTAAACTTTTGCGTAACTGACAACCACAACTTCATCGTGCGCTCGCACTACATGAGCAAGCGCTACCAGATTCGGCGGTACGATCGTCTCCCGAAGGCATATCAACTGCGGGCGTGGCATCGCTGGGAAGGGACAAGTCCAGCCACGATCGCCTTCGAATCTCAGAAACGCCAGCCTCACGGGGGCGCTGTTGTCTGGCGCCACACCTTTGCCGCCGAAGACTGGGCGGCGTTTTTGGGCTGGTTCGTTGCTGAGGGGAACGTCTATACGGCGAAGCTGCGGCCAGGTCAGCAGCAACGCCCACTCGTCGTAGAGCTTTCACAACGCCATGCGGAGAAGCGCAAAGAAATCGAACGCCTACTTTCTCGAATGGGCCTCCGTCATAGTCGGTGGAGTTCGCATGGCACGATCCGTTTCCAACATCGGGGGATTGGGGCTTGGTTACTGGAGCACTGCGGGCATGGAGCTGCGAATAAGCGCATGCCCGAATGGATCAAGGAAGGTTCCGCTATCGTGATGCGGGCCTTTCTCGACGCATTTCGGCGTGGAGATGGGAGCCAGCATCCGGATGGAACCGGACGTTGCTACTACACCTCCAGTCGAGCATTGGCGGATGATCTGCAGGAAGTGCTTGCGAAGTTGGGGTGTGCCGGTAAGCTGTCGCCCGCGGCACCAGCCGGATCGGTTGTGCTGATCGAAGGGCGCCGTGTGGTGCGACAGCACGATACTTGGCGCGTGGGTGAGCGTCCATCACATGGTCGGCAAGGGAATCGTTGGCATGCAGATCGGACCGTACTCAAGCGGACAACACAACGTGTCCCGTATCGCGGCTTTGTGTGGTGTGTCTCGACTCCGCACCGAACGATCTATGTTCGTCGTCATGGTGTTCCGATGTGGAGTGGGAACAGTGACGACAACGTGATCCGGTTCCGGCGCGGGAACGATGCGCGGTCGATCTCTCCGATCCGGATCAAGGGCGAGTTCACGCGCGACCCGGCAGTGCTCGTCAACCGGTTGGCGGACGTGCTGTCACGCACATGGGATGAGCATCCGGTAGCGGCGCTGTTTCTGGACAGCGCGGGGATCGCGGGCCCGATAGGCGCGCGGCTCCGGGCGCTTGGGTTTCAGCAGGTGCGCGAGATCAACTTCGGCAGCGACAGCCCCGACAGCAAGTGCCGGTACTATCGCGACTACATGTGGCAGCAGATGAAGGAGTGGCTGCTCGTGGGCGCGATCGACACGAGCGCGGAGCTCGAGAGCGACTTGATCGGACCCGGCGTGCGACCCGACCCGCGTCAGCGCGTGTGGCTCGAGAGCAAGGAGCAAATGAAGGGACGGGGTGTAGACTCTCCAGACGAAGGGGATGCCTTGAGCCTCACGTTCGCTGCGCCGGTGGGAGTCGTCCAGCGGCCGACGTCTCGCGTGAAACGGCCTGGGTCCTGGATGGGGGTGTAGCGTGGCCAAGCCGCGGCGCGTAGAGAGCGAGGGCCCGTCGGTGGCGGACAAGGCGATCCTCGATGAGGCCAAGAAGCGCTTCAAGCAGGCGATGGCTGCTGAAGCCAAGCAACGCGACCGCGAGAAGGAAGTTCTGCGCTTCCAGGTCGGCGAGTACCAGTGGGATGCTGCTGCGCGCGATGCCCGCGAGGGTGCAGGTGGTACGCAACCCAAGCGCCCGATGCTGAGCATTCCCAAGACCCGACAGCCGCTCAACCTTGTACGCAACCAGTTCCGCGCGAGTCAGCTGGGCATCAACATCCATCCGAAGAACGAAACCTCGAGCAAGGAGGGTGCCGAGATCCGCCAGGATCTGATCCGCACGATCGAAGCGGATGGCGAAGGCGCCGAGAACGTGCTGTTCTGGGCGATGGATCGCGCGCTGCAATGCGGGTCGGGAGCGTTCCGGATCCGGAACGTGTGGGACGAGGAGACGCAGGATCCGCTGGACCAGAAGCTCATCTTCGAGCGGATCTTCGACCAATCCCTGGTGCTGTTCGATCCCGTGGCGCAGCGTGCCGATCGTAGCGATGGCCGGTTCGCGTTCGTTTTGACGTGGGTACCGCTGGACGACTTCAAGGAACAGTTTCCGAACGCGAAGACCGATTATGGCGACGACCAGGTGTTCGAGGACTTGCGTCTGGCCGAGCCGGAATGGGTGACGGGAGACCTAGACACCAAGGCCGTGCTCGTCGCCGAGTACTTCCGCAAGGAGAGCAAGACGCGCCGCTACGTCACGCTCGACGATGGGTCTTCTGGCTACGACGACGAGCTTCCGGCCGGTCGATTGGTGCAGCCTGACGGTCCCTCACGCGACATGCAGGCGACCAAGATCCTGATCCACAAGCTGACAGCGGCGGAGGTGCTCGAGACCGACGTCTGGCCCGGGAAGCGCTACATCCCGCTGGTGCCGACGATCGGCGAGGAGCTACAGCCGTTCGACGGCGAACGTCGGCGTCAGGGTCTCGTGGGGCCCGCGATGGATGCATGCCGGGGCTACAACTACGCGGTAACGACCGCGATCGAGATCACGGCGCTCGAGCCGAAGGCGCCGGTGGTGGGCTGGGAGGGTCAGTTCGCTGGGCACGAGCACAAGTGGGATACGGTCAACACGCACAACTGGAGTTACCTCGAGGTTCGGCCGACGCTGCTGGATGGTCAACCGGCGCCATCGTTGCCACAGCGACTCCAGGCGGACACGTCGAAGCTGGGGATGGCGCTCCAGCTTGCGCAGCAGATGGACAACGACATCCAGTCCTCCACGAACATCACCGACGCTGCGCTGGGTCGGTTCGAAGCGCGACGTCAGTCGGGGAAGGCGATCGAGCTGCTTCAGAATCAGGCGGACTCGAGCACCAGCGGCTACATCCAGAACATGAAGCTGGTCAGCATGCCGCTCGCTGCACGGATCCTGCTCGATGCGATGCCTGTGGTCTACGACCGGCCGGGACGGATTGCCCAGGTGATCGACGCTGAGCTACGCCCGCGCCCGATCATGCTCGGGAAGCCGTTCACGATCGACCGTACGACGGGGATGCCAATCGAGTCCCGGGAAGGCGTGGAAGGGGCGAAGCACTACGACCTGAAGCAGGGTGCGTACGGCGTGACGGTGAACATCGGCAAGGCGTACCAGAGCCGGCAGCAACAGGGTCAGGAACAGCTTGCGCAGATGATCCAGGCGGCACCCGAGATGCTGACTGTGTTCGGGGACATTTGGGCGCGGTTCCTCGACGTGCCCGGTAGCCAGGAGCTTGCTGCGCGGCTGTTGAAGGTGATCGAGACGCAGCGGCCAGGGTTGACGGCGAAGGCGGGCGAGGCGCCGAGCCCCGAACAGCTCACTGCGCAACTGCAAGCCAAGGACGCCGAGCTGCGTCAGCTCCAGGGCATGCTTGCGAAGGCCACGCAGGCGATCGAGACGAAGATGGCAGAGCAACAGGCGACGATGAAGAAAGCGGAGATGGACAACGCGAGCCGCCAAGCGGTCGCCGAGCAGAACAACGCCATGAAGCTGATCCTCGAACGGCTCGAGGCGCAAACGGCGCTCATGCTGAAGCAGATGGATCTCACGGACAGCGAGCGGCAACGGCGGCATGAGGTCGGACTGGCGCGCGTAGAGACTGTACTCTCGGCGAGTCAGACGCAGTCCGAATCAAACGCCAACTCGCGCGGAGAGGGGGAAGATACCGCATGAACTGGAGAACGATGCTGGTTGCGATCGGGCTCGCCTACGGCGTAGTTCACGGCCTGTGGGCGACGCTGCTGGCGTTTGTCATCCTTGCTTGGTGGCAGGAACGGAACCAGGTTTCGGGCGAGAGTGACGAAGGGGCTTGACCGGTATATCGAGAGCGCGGGTATTGGAGTTCGCGGAATCGGACCGCGAGCAGCGTCAGGCTATCCTCGACCACACCGAAGCTCTCGAGGGTCACGCTCGCGCGATCGAGGACCTGACCAAGGCGCTCGAGTGCCAGGCGCTGGAAGGGCAAGCGTGGCGGCAGCGGGTACAGAGGCTGGAGCTGTGGGCTGCGGCATTCGAGCGGGTTGGGCTCGCACGGCGGCTGAAGTGGTTGCTCTTGGGCAGGTGAGGCGGGTGACACCCATTGGGGGCTTGACAAGCGCCTGGCGGGGGGTCGATACTTTCCGCTGATGACCTCCACCGAGGGCGTCGGCAACGCGCCTACCGGGAACACCAGCTACGTGACTGTCGAGCACGACGGCTGGACTGCCGACAGCAACCGGCTCACCGAAGATCAGGTGCGTACCGCTCTCGAGGCGCCATCCGCGAAGGACGAAGCTGCTGCGGCTGCCGCGAAGCTGGGTCAGTTGGGCGGGAAGGCAGCAGCCGAGGCGCGCAAGACGAAGCCCGTCAAGGCCGACGAGGGTGAGGACCAGGATGCGGCCGATGCGGTTGAAGGTAAGGCTGCGGCGCCCGGCGGGGCGACTGCGAAGCCGGAGTCCGAAGACGAGAAGGCGGTCGCGATCGAGAAGCGCAAGCGCGATGCCCGCGAGCGAGTGCTGCAAGCCACGCGCGAGGCAGCCGAGCTCAAGCGCCAGCTCCGCGAGCGTGATGCTGAGATCGAGCGACTGAGGACTGCCACTCGAGAGCCGCTCAAGGACACGCCGCCGCCGGCGGCGGACGATGCCGACGATGAGCCCACGGTCGAAGCGTACGACGCTGCGGGCAAGGACTTTCAGACGTTCCTGAAGGACCACACCGATTGGGCGGTGCGGAAGGCACTCGACAAAGCCGAGGCCGAACGCTCTGTCCGAGATCGTCAGCGAAGCTTCCAGAGCGAGATGCAGAAGCATTTCGAAAGCTTCGACAAGCAGATGTCGGAAGCCGGAGGCGCCGCTTTTCTGGAGGAGCTGGTGCCCGAGTTGCAGGACCTCGAGCCGTCCGTCTTCGCGTTGGCGGATGGCCGCACCCCGAACGCGGCGAATGCACTTGCAGACGAGTGTCTACGCTCAGCCGATGCGCCTCGGCTGATGCGCTTTCTGTCGGCGCATCCGGACGTAATCCAGCGCCTCTCCACGCTGCGCCCTCGTGAG